TTCTCTCACAGACTCAACGGGGTCTAACCAAAAAGTAGCAGCCACGCGCCTAATGGCCAAGCGAATGGCTTCTGGCAAACCATTAGGATATTTCATCTTGTAGTACACCAAGCGTTGGGTGTGGGAAACTCCAAGCGAATTAATCTGCACGGTATTACTATTACCCGAAGGATTCTCAACCCCAAGAGCAAATAAGTCATTTTTGGCACAGTAAGTAGTATTACGCACAGCCTGGATTGACTTGTATGCATCAAGGGGACTCACTCCCAAAAGAAAGCCAAGATAGAAGTAAATCAAAGCTACAAAGTCCAAGTTCATCCCACTGGTGACCTTGTCCAACTTCTTCACATCCTCCGCCAAAAGACGATCTAACTCTGGATTCACAACCTTCATTGCCTCCACTAACTTCGTAGCCTCCGGGGACGTCATGTTCACCCCAACATAGCACTCCGAGACTTTCACATTGTCACGAATAAAGCAATTAATTGGAGCACACGCCTCACTTGACACCACATTATGAGCTGCCGTCATACACTCAAACGTCCTAGTATCCAAGTCTCTGACCTTCTTAACCGAAACAACCTCATCTTTCAGTGTCACCAACGCCAATGGTGAAGGAATAGCAAATCGCGACACTTCGCGATACTCTTCCATTAAGTCCCAGAAGTTCTTCTCAAGAAATACCATGTTATCCTTAACCACCATAAAGTCCTTCTTCTTGCGATTAAACGGGGGTCCAACAGAAGTCTTCATATCAACGCCCCAAATGTGGGAATTTGGGATACCGCGAATAACTTCCTCCGCTGACACCGGACGATAACCAGATGTGTCACAATGCTCAAAAGGAAGCAAGTAATCAATCAGGGCCAACCAAGCATACTCGTAGTCCATGTCCATACGGTTAATGTACGTGAACATATTCGAAAAAGGAGACTTCCACAAACCATTACGCATTTCACCGGTCATAGCTGGAGGCATCCAGTACGGACTCTCACCACACCAATCTCTCTCCAGGTCGCGGAATTCCTCCGCGTGTAAAGTAGGCATGAAGGACGTCTTCATAGTTGCACCATGAATCTGTGGGACGGCTGTTCCATAGGGCACGACTTCAACTCCCTGTTGAGTGACTGCAGTCCACACCTCCGACTTGGCTGGAAAGTGTGCAAACCCCTGATCTTTCAACAAGCTAACTTGGCTTCGCGGAATTTCAACACCTTGCAAAATGCTGCTTAGACCACTAGCACCGGCCATCATGTCTAAGTAGTTCAAAATGGGTCCACCATAAGCAGCATCCGCAAAGATAGTGCTCTCCCACATCACTGCGTGTTGAGCAACAATACGCCAACCTTTACCGATGCGTGCAATGTAGATACCACCACATTCACCGTCGAAGGTTTCCGTCTTGTGACTAATTACTAAGCCCACATGGGGTAGGCGTTTCATCTTAGCCTTCACACAGGTTTCCACTCGCTCCGACGTAATCAAACGTACTTCGTCAAAGTCTGAAACACTCTCATCGACTGTCCAAAGCATGCTGGCTATGGAAGGCCGC